CGTTTTTTTCCTGCTCCAACAACATTCCATTGCCGACATATTGCACCTGGAACGCCTCGAAGACCGGCCAGATCTCCAGCAGGGCGTCGATGCCTTCGGGGCTGACCGGCACCGGGTTGCCAGCGTCATCGCCGACCCCTTCCCAGGCGAGCACCGTGCGCCGGGCGATGGCCTTCGCCCCGATCATCGAGAGATCATCATTGCTGGCATCGGCAGGCAGGTCCGCCGCCGCAATCTCGGCGCGGGCCGCCAGCATGATGGCGGTGCTCAAGGGCGCCAGCTGCAATCGCAGGCCTGGTGCCAGGTCCAGCCACTCGGGGGTGGCGGTGAGGTTGAGACGCAGCATCAGTAGCTCACCACATCATTGACCAGCACGATCGTCGCCATCGGCCCGCCGCCCGTGTCCTGCGCTGCCTGCCAGTCGAAACTCGCCTGCACGCCTTGCGGCCCGGAAATCTCGATCCGGGGTCGCGGCAGATAGACCATCGGCACGCTCACCGTCAGGCTTTCGCCGCTGGCGAGGGTGTGGCTGAACTCCAGCGCTGCTGGCACACCATTGATCGCCTGCGTCACCAGCACGCTGTCGGCAAAGCGCACCTCGATCTTGCCGGTGAGCGCCGCCAGCGACGGATCGGCCCCGTCGATCATGCCATCCGAGCGGATGGTCTCAATCCGGTCGAGATTGTTGGCATAGCTGATATCGGCCGAGACCAGATTGCCCAGCGCCACGCCATCGCGTTTGACGGCGCCGTTGAAATGGCCAAACCGGACCAGATCGAGCGCCGCCAGCGTGCCCGCTGAGCTGGCGGTTGCCGGAACCTCGCCTTGAGCGATCAGCGCCGCCTTGGCGGTCAGCAGACCGGATCGCTGCATCTGCCAGCTGAGCTGATCGACCATGCAGCCGGTATACATCGCAAAGCGCGGCACCTCCGGCATGCCAACCTCGATCGACATGCTCGGCAGGGTCCAGGACCCGGTGGCGAAGGTGTGGATGTAAGGCCCAAGGCCGGTGGTGCTAGGCGCGCCGAACGCCGCCTTGAGCCAGAAGCCGAAGGCTTCGGCATCGATCGGCACAACCACATCGCCATCAACGGTCACCGCATCCTTGATCGGTGCCAGCGGATCGCGGCCATAGCCCAGCAGCTCGCTGCTCAAGAGCGGCTGATCCGCGCCCAGCAATGCGGTAGCGAAGGGCATCCTGGTGAAACCGCTGGCCGGCGGCGTGCCGTAGACAGATTCGAATGCGAGCGCCATCTGCGCCCGCGCCCCTTGTGCACGTGCCATGTCAGTGTCCTTTCTTGAGGGGAAATCAGGTCAATGGATCGGTGGTGGCGTAGTGCAGTACCACAATGATCACCGCCGCCTTCAGTGCTGCAGCGCCTTCGATGGGCAGATCGACCGGCTCGGGCGCTTCCGCCTCGACCCAGTCGCAAAGCCCGCCCAACGTACGATCAGCCGCCAGCGCCGCGCCGATATCTGCGGTGAGAGCATCAAACAGCGCGTCACGCCCGCTGCCCGCCTGGATCACCACCTCCAGCTCAGCCCGGTGCTGGTAGAAATAACTCAGCGGCGATAGCGTCACCTCCGGCTCGCCCGGATTGCCATCGCGCAGGATGATCAGGCCAGTGGCAGGGATCCGCTCGGGCAGCACATCCCCGCGTAAGCTCGGGGCGGCAATGGTTTGCAGCCGCGCGTGCAGGGCGGCGAGGACGGTTTCGCGGGTGGTGGGCATTGGCGGTTGTCATCTCACTGGGTTGGCGGGGAAACGCGCATCGGCCTTGAGCGTGGCGAACAACGCCGCTTCAGCGGCAGTCTCACGACAGGTTGCGGACAATGACCCCTCATGATGTGCCGCAAGGACCGAGATCAGACTTCTTCGGCGGGCCCGGGAAGATCGAGTGCTGAGCGTCGGCGACGTGCGGTTCTGTCGTAAAGCATCGCCACGTCCACGTCGGCGAGGATGTCATGGTAGACGCGGAAGCCGGGAAAGACGCGGTTGAACGGCGTGGCCCCACATGCCGCAACTGCACATTCAGGCCGAGCTTTCGGGCAGGCGTTGAAATGGCAAAGACGCCCGAGATAGGCGTCCGTCCCAGGCGCGAACAGAAAGGTGTCGACCTGGTGATCTGCGACACCGAAGGTCGGACATTGCTCCCGCTCTTTCCTGAGCGCCACAGCCATGACCCGCCGCAACGTGCCGAGCAGGCTCTGATCGTCGATCCATACGGCGAGATCGACGTCCTTGCACTCGTGCCAAAGCCGGATCCTGCGGCGCCGATATTCGGCGAAACGCGGCACCTCCTTCCACAGCGGCCGTGCAACGGATCCGATGACCGCGATGGCTGCCACCACCGGGAAAGTGCTCCAGGCATCAGCGATCACGTCTGCCGCGCGCCGGAAATCCCGCTGCGTCTTTACCAGCAGAGCATTGTCCTGTTTCATTCGGGCGGGTGACGGCATCATGGATTTCCTGTGCGGCGTTGGATCAATTGTGCAGCAAGGACGCCACTGCATGCCAGTGATTTTCCCGGGTCTGACCGGTGCCTTTGCTTTTCAGCTTGCCTGAACCGACGCACGCATGCCGACGGCCTTCCGTCTCGTGGGCAAGGGGGCTGCCTATTGCACCCGTCCCTCCACCCATTTCGCGACGATCAGCCCCGGCACGCCGTCCACCGCCCGCGCGGCATCCCGTGCGAGGTCCAGCCGTTTGCGCAGCTTGACCTGCCGCACCAGCAGGAAGATCGGCGCGGTCACGACGCCGCGGCCGGTTTTCGACCGTGACGCCACCGCGCGGCCCTTGGTGTTCAACCGCCCCTCGGCCACCAAGAGGCTCGGGCCCCTGCGGCGATAGATGAACCGCAGGCGCAACCCGGTGCGGCGTTCCCACTCAAAGGGGGTAATCCGTCCACCACGCGTGGATTTGTCCGCCGCTGGCGTGGGGATTGCCAGCCAGAACCCGTTTTTCGAGCGGATCAGCGGCCCGGTGTCATGCGCGCCGATGATCACCGGGGCGTTCGACCAGACCAGCGCTGCAGCATTCAGGCTTTCACCCGACTTCGGGAAGCTGGCGAGGCGGATCGAGTTGGCAAGCCGGGTGCCAAGCCCCGCGCCAGTGATCTGCGTCCGCCAGGCGGATTTGAGGCCGGTGCCAGCCTCGCGCATGGCGGCGGTGACGGCACGTTCCCCGGCCGCTACCTCGGCCGCCATCAGGGCGACGATGTCGGGATCGATGGCGAGTTTCAGTTTCACGCTGGCCTCAGATCCACGGTCCAGACCAGCCGTTCGCGGTCGCGGACCGGCTCGCCCTGAATAAGGAAGGCGTCGCCGTCGATTTCTATTCGGTCGCCGGGGCGCGGGCTCGGCACCTCGGCCACGCGCAGGTCGATGCGGGTGGTTTCCGACCAAAGGCGGGCATCGCCAAAGTTGGTCACCTCGTCCGGCCGCCGGACAACGGCACGCACCAGAACCGGCGCGCCGCCATCGGATGTGTAGATCGCCTCAACGCCGATGTTCGGATCGGCGAAGAGCGCGTCCATTGCAGATGCAAACACGCTGGTCATGGCTATACTGGCCTCATGGAACAGATTTCACTTGGAAAGAGCCCGATTCGAAGCCGGGCGCTGGTTCAGCTCAGGGCAGCCTTTGCGCGACAGCGGCCCGACATCTTGATCGACGACAACGGCTATGCCCCCGATTTCCGCGATACGCTCTTGCCGCTGGTCGCGACGGACGATTTCGAGGCTGACCTGCAGGCCGGGGATGGCAACGAACTTCAGACCAAGTTTCGAGCCGCACATTCGTCGTCAGGGCTGGCGGTCAACTGTTTCGCCCCTTTTCGGAACAGGACCGCCGATCTGGCATTGCCGGGCCACGGCTCCTTCGAGGCGCTGCAATTTGAACGGAAATGCCCGACAGGCCTTCGTGGCGGTCGCGCGCCAAACCTTGATGTGTTTCTTTCGGGCCCGACCAACGTGGTCGGGATCGAGTCCAAACTGACCGAGTATCTCGCCAAGCACCGAGCCGCGTTTTCCCCCGCCTATGCCGAACAAATCCGCGATGATCGACGCGAACAGGGATATTTCCGCGAGATGCTCCGCCTTGTCGACGCACCCGACAGCTACGTCTGGCTGGACGCGGCGCAACTGATCAAGCACGCGTTCGGATTAGCGCGCTGCTTCAGAGATCGGCATGTGACCCTGCTTTATCTGTACTGGGAACCCGCCAACCCGGATGCCGCTCCAGAATTCGCGGCCCACCGCCAAGAAATAAAGGCATTTGCGGAACGCGTGGCAGGGTCGACGCCGGAGTTTCGGGCGATGAGCTATCTGGAACTCTGGCGCACATGGCATGATGCCGGGCCCGCTACTTGGTTGGCCCAGCACCTCGCTGCGTTGCGGGAAAGGTACGAAGTCACCGTCTGACGGCTCACGTCCGCCGCGCGGACCGCAGCACCTGCGGGCGGGTGCAGATCGGCAGCGGGTTGCTTTCGATCTCGAGCCGCACCCATTCGTCGCGATCCCGATCGGGGATCATCCGGGCGTAAAGCGGCTGGCCCAGCGTGTTCACCGTCTCGAAGGTGTCGGCGGGGGCGTGGTAGATCTCGAACAGCCCGTCGACGGCCTCGGGATAGAACACCGCCTTGTCGGTCGCGACACCAAAACCCGCCCCGCCCCGATAGCGGCGGAAGGTGATGCCGCCGAAGCTGACCTCGTCGGCAATGCGCGAGCGCAGATCGGCGGCGGCGGCGGTGTTGAGGTAGGTCTCGCGCACCTCCTTGTGGGC